GGAGAAGGTACAGGACTTAAGTTTAGTTCACTACAATCAGGCACTCAGTCAGGTCAAAAACAACTTAAACAATCCTTAATTAGTGCTGGAGAGCAGAACCTAGCTGATCGTAATAAGATTGGTATGGATAAATATCAAGCAGATATTAGAGCTTCAGGAGCACTTAAGAGCAAGCCATCTGCACCTCCACAACAGAAACTACCATTAATGCTACCTGATACAGTATATCAGAAGCCACCTAAACCAGTTGATAGACCACTACCAGTTAGAGGTCTTAATCAAGTACATACTAGTGGCTTGAAAGATGTTATTATGAATGCAGGTAAAGCAGCAATCGAAGCAAAATGGGGGTAGTTAACCTTTACATAAACAAATGGGTAATTTATTTAACGGTGGATATTCTAAACAATCCACATTAGAAGGGAATCTGATCCAAGGAGAAGACCGTTCTGATAGAATTTTAGATGAAAGTAAAAGGTATCTTCAACAATGGAAAACTGCTTCTGCAGGTGAACAAGAAAACCAAAGGGTTTACTTAGAAGCCTTAGGACAGAAATTCCAAGAAGAAAGATTAAATAGAGCTGGTAATGATAAACTAGCTGCAACTTTCAGAAAAGGTTGGGGAGAAGCTTTAACTAAACAACATAATCAATTACTTAAAAATGCTGAATCTAAGGCTGATGCAAATGTTAAGTTTAATGAGGATTTAGCTAAAGCTTTTAAAATTGGTGGTGATATAGTTGGTAAGAAAGTACAGCAAATAGCAGATAAACAAGTAGAGTTTGGTAGGAATCTAACAGTAGATTTAGGTTTACCAACTGAAATGCTTGATGCTTTACAAGTTGAAGAAGATTTAGGTTATGAAGCAAATAAGAAAAATAACAATGCTATTTATCAGGCTAGGAAATTAGGCTATACTGAAGACCAAATAGCACAACTTAGAGATTTAAACTGGTGGCAAAAACGTGGTGTAGCAATAGGCCACGCCCAACACTTAGGGGAAAATTATAAGAACCTTATACTATCTAATAACGAAACTGAGTACGCATCTAAATATGGTAATAGTCAAGGGACTATTTCTTTAGGACAAGCTTTTGTTCAATCTAACGTAGCTGGTACTAAACTCGCTCTTTCTAAAATAAGAGAAGAGTTCATGAAAAGCATTGGAAATGTTAGTGACGCTCATATAGGTAAATATGTAAGACCGGGTATTATAGAAGCTGAAGGTCAAATAATTGAAGCTGTTACAAAGAAAGCATCTAAAGAAGCTAATGAAACATACAATGAAAGAAAAAGAGCTACTGTTGTATCAGCATTAAAAGAAAGCCCATCACATCTTTGGAAATTATTTAATTCAGAATCAGGTGACAACGGAGAATTTAGATCTGCATCTTGGAATAATACTACAAATTATTTAATAGAAGCTGTTAAAAATGGTAGTTTAAACCGGAAGCATATCGAAGAATGGGGTGAACAACCTTTTAATGGTGAAGAAGGTGGTAAGATGATTATGCATCATCATCCCGGTAGATGGACTAAACTTATGGATGCTGTATCTGCAGCTGAAAAAGCTGAAGCAGCTAGAAACACAAGCCAAGAAATTGTTCGTAACTCTCAAATAAGTAAACAGACTGAAGATTTAAGAGCTGCTATAGAAGCATCTGAAACACAACCTAACAGGTCTGAACTAGCTACAATGATAGCTGAAGCAAATAAGATGCATGGTCCAGACAATAAAATGTCTAAGATGCTTATGAACTTTTCAAGAGATCATGTATCTGAAGCTAATGATAAAGTATATAAACCATGGCTTGATGAATTAGAAGCACAAGGTTTATTGACTCCTAGCATAGTTGAAAAAGCTAACCTTACATGGGTTGAACGTGCTAAGTATATTAAAAAAGCTAATGAAAATAGTCCATACAAAGCTTCAGAAGATCAGATAAAACTGATGGATGACTATGTTGAAAAGAAGATTGAAAGAGCAATCAATGCCTTTGGTCTTGAAAGTAAACATGTCCCTTCATCTGCTATGGCATTATATGAAGGTAAAGCTAGTCTAAAAAGATACTTCCGTACCTATGCACAGAAAGCAGGTGCTAATTCTCAAGAAGTATATAACGCTGCTATCGCTGCATGGAATGCTGATTTCAAAGAAAACTATCAGCTAGTTGAATTCCAAGGTGGTGTACGTGCACCTTACTTTAAAAACTTTGCTATTGGTAGTAAAATATCACCAGTACCTTTAAGTGAGATTACTACACAAGAAATAGCAGATAACCCTAACCTATTAGATCAAAAACTTTTAGTAGATGGTGTTGGCCTTAAGAAATTCTTTGACCAAGCTGCAATGGGTAAGTTTAATGGTTGGCCTTCAGACATTATGCATCTTCAAAGCAAGGTAGGTCTTGGTCCACAAGGTCAAGTTATGACTGAAGCTGACATAGCAATGAGGCAATTAGAAGTGCTTAAAGCAACAGGTCAGGTTCCTGAGGATTATAAAATTCCTCCAGAATTAATACAAGCCTATAAAGTTGGTACTGGTATTATCAGACCTGAATGGAAGAAGCATATTTGTGGTTCTAAATGTAACAAACATAGTACAGCAGCTGCACTTGTATATAGTGGTTATGAAACTACAGAAACTAAAAACAATGGTTTAATTGCTGCCAGCCCAAACGGGTTTAGTGTATTCAGACAACCACCAAACATGGTTCAATATAGAACACCAGCTGATGCTGATTGGACAGAATACTTAATAAATGGAGGTGGTGCAATTGTCTGATTATAATACAACAGAAGCTCAACATGCTGTTCCTGATAATGACAAGGAAGAGTTTGAACAACAGCTCCAACAGAAACACCTTAAGCAAAAGGAACAAGCTGAAGGTGGTGGTCAGATTGAAGAGGTAGAACCTCAAGCAGCACCTACTCCTACAGCTCCAACTACCACAGCTGATGCTGTTAAAGGTGGTGCAGGTGATCACTCATGGGGTGGTTTTGAAGAGCAACAGAAACCTGACAATGGTTTAGCTAAACCTGCTAACGTCAGTCAAGAAGACTGGGATGCTAGACCAGAATGGTCAAGAGGATTAGAAAACATCGTAGCAGCTGGTTCAACTCCAGCATTAGGTGTTGCTGATTTTGTCTCTGATGCAGCTGCATTAGTACCATTCTTAAAACCTGTTAGTGAATGGTGGAATGAAAACTCACCACGATCTAATCACCCAGCTCATAAAGCAACTAGAGACGCTGCTTCTATTATCATACCTACAATGTGGGGTGGTGGTGTTGTAACTGGTTCTCTTAAAGCTGCTACAGCTAGTATGGCTATACCTAAAGCCACACGAATACTTGGTAATATTGCAGCTCATGCTGGTGTAGATACAGCAGTAACTTCTATATCTTCTCATTCTAAAGATCAGGAGAATATAGCAGCAGCTTTAAATGAATGGCTAGGTTGGGATATACCATGGGCTACCAGAGATGGTGACAGTCCAGACGTTATTAGAAAGAAGAATATCTATGAGTCAGCTGGACTAAGTGTTGGTGTGGATTTAATTACATCTGCATTCTCTTTGTCCAAAGCTATGAAGGTTATCCCCGGAGATGAGGCTGCAGAACGTGCTTTAGCTAGGCATAGAATAGGTTTTGAAGGTGAAGATCCTATTACTGCTAATGTTTTAGGACGTAGATCTAGTAGAACTAAAGCTCAAAGAGCTGAAGCTATTTCTAGAATGGTGAAAGATCCTCAAGGTACTAAGTATGATCCATTTATTAATGAACCATCTTTAGGACCACAAAGTAGAGCTGTATCTGATTTAGAAGTTAACCCTATTAAAGCTAAGATAGATAACTGGCGTATACAGAATAATGTAGGTACCACTAATGGTAGAGCTAGACCTGTAGTAAGTACTAGCTTTATTAAGAAAATGAATCAAGCTACACCTTCACAAAGAGCTGAAGGCTATAGGAATCTATTTGATAGAGATATATCAGCTAACGTAGGTGCTAAGATTGATGGTACAGTTATACCTCCAGATGAAATAAACCAAGCTGTTACTAAACTATATAATCAGGTATTTAATCCTGATGTAAAGTTAAATCAAATGGAGAGTGCTCTCAATGATATGAAACATAACTTCTATAATAAGAAGAATTTCATGGGGGATACAGAATGGAGAATTGTTAACGAAGCCTTTGTCAGTGCATTTGAAAACGTATACAACCCTAAAGTAATGCGTGCGTCAGCTATGGTAACAAACCAAGCTGGTGGTGATATTGCAGATATAGCAACTGGTATGTCTATGATTGGCGATGTAGCCATGACTGGTAGGCAACAAGAAATGATGATTGATAAGCTTAAACTACTTAGTAGAGAAGTTAGAACTAACCAGTACATATCAAATAAGTTTGGTGAGTACAGACAATTAGAGTTAGGTAATAACCCATCTGCACTTAAAAAGTTTATCTTAGATCAGAATGATAACTTTGCTAAAGGTTTACAAAGAGCACAATCTAAATCTGATGAGTTCTATCAAACACTAGAACAAATAGCTGACACTAACCCTGAGTATCTTAAACCACTTGCTTATGCAATGGAAGCTACTAATGGTGAAGTAGATCAAATCTTTAAACTACAACGATGGGCTGAAGAAAACATAGGATTTATTAAAAAAGGATTCTATGATGGTAACCCTGAGGTACCTAGTTTAATTATTAAAGGTTTAAACGGTGTACGTTATAACCACATACTAGCTGGCTTAGCTCCTGTAAGAGCTTTTACTGGTAACAGTATGTTAACTGCATTTAAACCTGCTACAGTAATGGTTGGTGCTGCTGCTACAGGTGATACAAAAGCTCTTAAAGCAGCTTTGTGGACCTATGGTGGTATCCAAGAAAACTTTAACCGTGCCTTTAAAGTGATGGGTGACGAGTGGCGTTTAGCTAAACAACGTCCAGAAGAGGCTATGATGCGTGGTCGTGCAGATCTACGTCAAGCTAAGATGGATAACTTTGAAGCACTTGAAGCTATGTCTGAGGTATGGAAGAAAGAAGGTAATACAGGTAAGGTGGCTATGTGGAACGTAGCTAAAGGTCTATCAGCATACAACAATAACCCATTTGTTAGATGGGGTATTAATGCTATGTATGCTATTGATGGCTTTACAAGTTCTATGATGGCTAGTGGTTCTGCTAGAGCTAGAGCATATAACATCTTAATGGAAGAAACTGGAGGTGCCTTTAGCCAAGGTGCGTTCGAAAAACTACAAAAGAGATTATATAGCCAAGCGTTTGACCACACTGGTTTGCTTACAGATAAAGCAGCTAAACATGCTACACAAGAAATAGCACTTAACTTAGATAATAAAGTAGCTAGTGATATTAATCATTTCTTAGAGAAATTCCCAGTTGCTAGACCGTTATTCATGTTCCCTAGAACAGGTTTAAACGCACTAAATATGACATGGACTTTTACTCCGGGTAGTGGTTTATTACCATTACAGACAAAAGTTCGTAAGGTATTTACAGCAAAAAATAGTCAGGAGATTGCAGAAGTATTGATGGATCACGGTCTTGAAAATACTGATGAAGCATTTGCTGCACTTAAATCTGAGTACATTGGTCGTCAGTTGATGGGGGCTACTGTAGTTACAGGTGCTGGTATGTGGGCATTAAATGGTAACTTAACTGGTAATGGACCTGCTGATGCTGGTGAAAGGAAACGTATGATGACTATGGGGTGGCAACCTAACTCTATTAAGAATCCAATTACAGGTAAATGGCATAGTTATAAAGGGTTTGAACCATTCGATACATTACTTGGTTTAGTTGGAGATGCAGTATACTTTTCTAATCGTGTAGATGATTCTATTACTGAACAAACATTCCAGAAACTAGCCTTTTCTATTAGTATGAATGTAGCTAACAAGACGTTCCTTAGTGGATTTGAACCGTTAGTGTCTATGTTTTCTGGTGATGAAGGTGCTTTTAAGAGGTTTATGGTTAATCAAGCTGATGCTTTAATACCATTTGCTCCATCTGGTACTAGGAGTATATTAAATAATATGATAGCTCCACAACTAAAAGATGTAGAGAATGATTGGGGATCATTGATGGCTAATAAATGGAAGTTTATGGGTCCAAATAGTTTAATAGATCAAGTTGATATATACACAGGTAAACCAATAAGATTCCAAGAACCAATGACTGCTGCAGTTAATGCGTTCATGCCATTCTTTAAATCAAATGCTGACATGGAACCATGGAGACAGTGGCTCTTAAGTACTGGTTGGGATTCTGTAGGAAGTATGAAAATAAATCCTATTAGTAAACAGCCTATGACCCCTAAAGAAAGACAGTGGGTTAACAACTGGATAGCTAAAAACATGAACCTAGCTGGACAGATTGAAGGTATGATGAACCATCCTAGTGGGTTCTGGGTAAATAAGATGAAGGAATATAAAAAAGCTAGAGGTATGCAAAAGCAGAGAGATTTTGGCCTAAAAAATTTAGTAGTACATGAGGAGTTAAATCGTATTCATAGGAATGCTATGAAGTACGCTTGTTCTGCAATGGAAAGATACTTTGAACAGTATTCAGCTATTGGTCTACAAAATACAAGAGTTAAGAACTCCTTAAGACAAGGTAATATTCCACAGGCTTTAGAAGCAAGTCAATCGAAACAAGACCTACAACGTCTCTTAGAATTCTAAAATGACAGTAACAATTGAAAATACTTATACGGGTAATAATTCTAAAAAGATTTACCCGTTCACATTCCCATATTTAGATCAGACCGATGTCAAGGTTAGTCTTGACGGTACTGAATTAACAAATTCGCAGCTTTTTACGAAAGGCACAACGTCAATTACTTTTAAGAACGATACAGGATCAGCCACTACCACTCAATTAGCTGATGGTTCTCCTAAAACAGGCGTAGCAGTTAGACTGTATAGGTCTACTGCATACAATTCACCTAAAGCCACCTTTTACCCCGGCTCTGCAATACGTGCTGGAGACTTGAATGATAATGCGTTACAGAACTTATATGTAACACAAGAAGCAAATAACGATATAACACTTTCTTGGAAGTCTGGTGACCCTACTGTTATCAGTACTGAGACTTGGTATACAACTGATGATACTAAAGTAGCTACTACCAAAGCTATTGAAGCTCGTATTGATACTAAGATGACAGAAATTGCTGTTAGTAAATTAGCTGATGGTGATGCTAGACAGTTGTTACAAACATCTGCTAATGGTAACGATGTTGAGTGGACAAGTAATGTAGATATACCCGGTACTTTAGATGTTACAGGTGCTGTTACATTTGATGGTTCTGTTACTGCAACTACATTCACTGGTAATGTAAGTGGTAATGCAGGTACAGCTACAGATTTAGCAGCTGCAGCCAAGATTACTAATAGTGAACAAGCTGCTCATTCAGTAAATGATACAACATATTTTACTACATCAGCTTCAGATGCTAGATATTTTAATGTAAGTACAGGCGAGACCATTAAAGATGGTGATACTTTTCCTGATAACGATACAACAATAGCTACAACTGCTGCTATTAATGACAGGATTATTGATCTTGTTGATGATGTCGGTGGTTTTGTACCAATAGCAAATGAAACATCTTTTCCTAACACTAACCCTGATATTAATGGTGGTGCTGGTACTCTTATAAGTATTCAAGCACTATCTCAGAATTTAACTTCTAGCGGTTCTGGAGAAATAACTATTGCTAATGGAACTGTAGGGAACTCCACAGTAACTATAGTTGGTGCAGCAAATAGTACAACATATGCTGCAACATTTGGTATGATAGTTGAAACTCATGCTGATTCAAACAAATATACATTTCATAGATTAGTACCTAAAGCAACAGAAGTAACAACAGTTGCTGGTAGTATTTCAAATGTAAATACTGTTGCTAGTAATATAAGTGCTATCAATACTGTTAATAGCAATATAAGTAATATTAATACAGTTAATAGTAACAGTAGTAATATCAATGCAGTAGCTGGGGAGTTATTATTTTCAGAAGATTTAGGTCTTATAACTGCATCTTTAACTACAGGCAGTGGTAACGATATTAATACAGTAGCAAATGCTATAACAAACATTAATACTGTTGCAGGTATTGATGCTAATATAACAACGGTAGCTGGTATCAGTTCTAATGTTACATCAGTAGCTGGCAATGCAACTAATATAAATGCTGTTGCTGGTAATAATTCTAATATCACATCAGTAGCTGGTAATTCAACTAATATAAATGCAGCAGTATCGAATGCTTCTAATATAAACTCAGCTGTATCAAATGCTTCTAATATCAATACAGTAGCTGGTTCAATAGCTAATGTTAACCGTTACGCTACTGAATATACGATCTCAAACTCTACTCCAAGTAGTCCTTCATCTGGTGATCTCTGGTAT